TTAAGAGACAATTCAGTAACGTTTGCTTCTGATTCATTGATTCAACATGGAAACGTATATGAAGACAAAGTGAATTCAGCTCTTGCATTATTACTTGATAAAGAAGGATTTACATCTGTAACTCTTTCAGTATTGAAAGCTGATATGCCTGCATCTTATAGAAACGCAATTAATAGCAAAATTAAAGTAATTCAGGAAACCGCAACAATTAAGTCACAAACATTGAAAGCTGAACAACAAGCATTACAGAAAGTAGCTGAAGCAAAAGGAAACTTTGAAGCTGCAGAATACAATGCAAGAACTAAAGCAATTATGTCTCAGCCAAAAATGCTTGAATTATATCGCGCTGAAACTGAAAGATTATGGGCTGAAAGCGGAGTTTCTCCTTATGGTTCAAACAATGTATTCGGATCTGCCGGTAATATTCTTTTAAATAGAAAATAAAATGACTTGGAAAGAGATTATTTTAGAAGCGTACTCAAAAGGAAAAACAATTCAGTTTAATCATTCTGGAAAGTGGACTGACTTTATTCCTCAAAACCAAGTTGACAGGCCTAATTTAAATCATGGTACTGAAAACAATTGGAGAATAATAAAATAATGTAAAAATAGAATATCTTGTTAAAGCCAGCATAATAATACCGATTGCGTGCAATGTCAGGAGTAATCCAAAACACAATAAAGCCGGGTACAAGATTTTATGATGCAATAAACGTAGCTACAGGGGCGAAAATGATTGTTTACATTTACACCTATCCTCGTACAGAGAGATTGAGCGTTCTTGTTACATGTTTACGGGAACGAAGTTAATACAACAAAATTGCGTATCATTATATTGATTAGTGCCCTCACGCGAGGGTGTTTGGGGGTGACATGGATTTGATCTGGTAAGCATTTGTTACAATTCAGCACAGAGAGATAACTGTATAAAACTAAGGTGAATCATTTTAAATGACAACAATCAAGTTTCAGCCAATATGGCTACAGTAGGTTCATTACTTAACGTTAACGCTCCGGCAAGAACAATGAGAATGGCAGCATAACACTCTTCGGAGTAATGCAACTCAACACTGGCAAGAGTATAAATTTGCCATAAATTTTAACGTACATAGTTCGTTACAGCTTATGAGAGAGATTGCATTATTGTACTCATAAGTGTTGTGCTATAAATGCTAACATCTCAAAACTTCTAGATTTAGTATTGTTTGAGAGAAGTAAAAGGCTAAACTTTACAAAAAGCTGTATAAAATTGTAACCACTTGATTACTAGAGACCGCGGTTCGAGTCCGCGCACCTCCACGAACATTTTCCATTTGTTCATTTTTCATTTATCCTTTTTTGAGCGCCATCTCAAACAGGTCAGTTAGCTTTCTGTAAAAAAGCAACCTTATAAATAGAAGGAAAACTATAGAAACCTGAATATGGGTGTAGCTCAGTGTTGGTAGAGCAGACCCTTCAAATGGTTATGTCGTTGGTTCGAGCCCAGCCACCCATACAAACGATAGGAGAGGTAACCATAACAAACGGCCCGGTGATGTGTAGCTCAGAGGTTCATTCCTAAGGTTAGAGCGGAGACTTTGCAAAAGTCTTGCGTCGGAAGTTCGAACCTTCCCACAGCAACAAAAGCATCAGCTATAAGTATAAGCTAGTATAAAGGAGTAGCTACCTACGCTTCGGGTGAACAACATCTGGTTAATCATGATAATTCCAGTGAGGAGATCCTATAAACTTATACTTGGCTGGTGTAATAATACAACGATCCGTGTAGATTGTGTTTAAGTGAATATTAGTTTAAAGTAAAACCCTGAAATCAATAGATATTAAGGAGACGCAGAATAACGACCTGCATATTCATTTTTTAATTTAAAACTAAAAAACCATGTTAAAGAAAAAATTAATTAAAGAATTAGGTCAAATAACAATGCTGAATGTTGATATAGATCAACCAATTAAGCTTAAATCAGATCTAGATGTAAATAAACTAAATATATATGTAGGTCAAAATGGTTCAGGAAAGAGTCTTATTTTAAAGATGACGTGGGCATTAGCTACTATTATGGTATTTAAAATCAATAGAAAAACTACATCAGAAGCTGAAATACTTCAAATTGCTCAATATGTTTGGGACAATACATTTGAAGATAAAAACTTCAATGGATTAGTTGGAGCCATACATCCAGGAGGTAAGATAAGTTTAGGCTTTAAGAATGGAATACTAGAGTCAATGAATATTGATGTAGCTGAGTCTATTGTAGATGCACCTGCGCCTTTGTTTTTATCAACAACTATGAGAACATTCGATGAAATAGAAAGATTCTTCAAGCTTCAAGATAAGATTGGAATTGATGCAATGCCAGAGTATTACAGACTTTATGATTCTGTTTATGCACACAAGATTAAGAAGCAATTTGAGGATGAAATAATTGTAGACAAAGATCTAGAAGATAGCTTAAAAAATTTTAATCTAGACAAATATGACATAGTTTCTTTTCGTTATAAGAATAATAAATTCATTTTTACTAATAGTAAAGGAGAAGAAAAATCAATGTCTTCTTTATCTAAAGGAGAACAATCACTGCTTAACATGAAGTTAGGAGTAAAATAAAATAAACGCCGGTGAAACTTAATGGCAAGTTGGGATGCCATCCTACAGTTGTAGGTTGTTAACGTAGGTTCGAATCCTTCCACTGGCGCTAAAATTAAAAACCATGAGACCAAGAATTAAAAAAGGAATTTTAGTTACTTCAACTAATATAGGCAGAAGAACTAATGCATTTAGAAACGTCGTAGAGGTGACGTACAGGCCATTAATATTTGGCAACAAAATAGTATCCGAGAAAGTCTTAGGAGCTAGAACAAGAACAACTTAATTATGATTGAATTATTATTATTAGCAGTAGCATCCATATTGTATTGGATAGCTCAAAAGTACTTCTCTAAAGAAGAAGATGATTTCACATGTTTTGGAACTACAGGTACAATTATAGTTATTATAGCTACATTTTTATTCTTGTCTTCTACATTATTAGCAATCCACAATGCGTATTTCACACATGGTCAGTAGCATAGATTCTAGTCCAACAGTATGTTTAGCACTACTTGTATGCGTAGCTGCAATTTTTGTAGCAGGAATAGTCAGTTCGGTAAGACTCGTAAGAGCATTAGAGGATGAAGAAGATTATACGTAGAATAGATCTTAAGGCGCATGAAGTCGCCAGAACTATTACCTTGTACCAATTAGATGCTAGAAGAGAGATTAAGCTAGATACCTTGGTATGTGTTAAATTAAGGAAAGTCTTAACAAAGCATATTAATGGAATTAGAGTGCTTGAAGATACTCTCTTAACAACAGTGTTAGACGAGATTGAATACAGGCAGATAATAGGAATAAACATTATAAAATCATTGAAAATCTAGAAACATTACAAGCAGCCTTGGCAGCATCAGGGATGAGCATTTGCCAAGAAGACTTAGCATTCATTTTAGAGATGAATCGCATAGTAACCCTTAGGGGCCCAGAACTCTCTTTAAAAGAGATTCAAACAATTAGTGATGAATATTATTACAAACAAGATGGCGAAAGCAGTTAAGAAAATCAAGGAAGTTAAGATTCCTTTAGAGAAAATGATCACACCTCAAGAGATGGAAGCATTGATTGCAGTTGCAAGATCAAGACAAGAGTTTTTCCAAAAGATGTCTAATGAAAGAATAACAGCTCGGGAGAGTTCAAAAGCTTTATTAAAAGAGAAATTTAATGGATTAGCTAGCAAAGAGCTGCAAGATAAAATGCAGATTCTTGCAGAGAAACTAATGGCAAAAGCAGACGAAGTTTACTTGGCTCAATTTAAGACAGAGCTTGCTCATCAATCAGGGATGGTTGAATTCTTACATAGATTCACGAACGAAAAGTTTGAAGTTTACTCATTAGAGTTCAAAATATAATACACATACAAAAAAGAGTTTAAATTAGGAGTAGTCTTTTGCCTTGAAGTAAAGACATAAAAATTAAAATACAAAATCATGAACAATTTAGGACAAGCATTAGTAGTAGCACACCCAGAAACAGGAGAATTAATTACAAGATTCAAAAATGAAGCTGGTGCATCATTCGGAAAAATCAGATTAGACCAAGCAGAACTAGTAATCAGTAATGGTTTCTCAAGATTCGCAAAAAGAAGTGCATTCATTACAGTTGAAGGTTCAACAGCAGATATATTAGCCGGAATGTTAGTAGAAGGACAACCTTATCCAATGCAAGGTAAAATTGTAGTTACAGAAAGTACTCGTCCATTCTATCCTGGCCAAGAAGCTAAAAGAAAAGGAAAAGACGGCGCAATCATTTTAAGTAATGGTAAACCAGTATATAGAGATACTGAGTTCACTTCGGACATGAATAGAGATGATGTTTACATCACTTCAGACGCTAATCCAGGAATGAATACTGCACAAGCAGGAAATGCCGCTGAGTAATTTCTCATTTTTTTATTTTTTTTCAAGGGAGGGGTAATTGCCCTCCCTTTTTTATTAATCATTATTACAAAACAAAATGAAACAAGAATTAGAAGTTACAATAAAAAGAAGCGGTAAGTTAACATTAACTGAGATTAATGCTCTAACAGCAAAAGTACTTGAAGATGCTCAGGAAATAATTTCTGTATGGAATCAGTCTTATGAAACATCTTTTGACTTTCAAAGAAAAGTTAAAGCTTTAAAGACTAAATACGGAATCTTAGCAGCTGAAAGAGCAATAGTATTCATCGCTACTAAGCACAAGAAAGTTACTATTTCAGTTGAATCTGCTGACTATAAATTAGCATTAGAAAAACTGCATGTAGAATTCAAAAAAGCTAACATAGCAACTTACAAAGGATCTCAAGTATTTGAAAAAGTGAAGAACCAATTGGTTCTTGCACAAGTTGAAAATGCAAATATTATGGGTATAGTTAAGTCAATTTCATTGTCTTTAGTTAGAAGTAGATAAAGAAAGTTTCCCTATCGTCTAGTGGTAGGATAGGCGCCAATATAGTGCAAGACAGCAGTTCGAATCTGCTTGGGGATCTAATAAAAATTTAATAATAAATAATTATGATTAAAGGCATTTTCTACGTATTAAAAGGTATTTTTATATGGGCGTGTTTTTGTTACTTGCCTTTTGGATTAGTTATAATCTTAAAAATATGCGATCAACATGTATTTGATCAAGTTTTATTTGGATTATTTATAACTATTTTATTGATTTCAATCGTCGTTGTAGACAAACAATTTAAAAAAACATGAGAAAATTAATTGAAACAGAACAAAAAATGTTCATCGTATGCGACAATATATGTTGCGATTATGAAATTCCACTTCAAGAGAAACTTGATTTAGTGGATTATGTAGATAAGCCTTGTCCAGACTGCGGAGATAATCTTCTCACTATGGAAGATTACGCATTAAGCCTTAAATTAGAAAAGACAATTAAATTCATAAACAAATGGTTTAGTTGGCTGACATGGTTTATGGGTAAAGTCAGAAAAGAAGACTATACCAGAACAACTGTACACGTACATAACGGACTTAATATTAGAACTTAATGGCACAAGTATTTGGAATAGCAGATTTACACTTAGGCCATCGTAACATGGCGCTAAAGAGAGGTTTTGCAACTGTTGAGGAGCATGATGAATTCATCATAGCTAACTGGAATAAGGTTGTAAGCAAAAGAGATAAGGTAATTATCTTTGGAGATTTAACAATGGAAAAAAAATATTCATACTACTTACTCGATAGGATGAATGGAACTAAGGTAGTGATTGGTGGTAACCACGACAGTCCTAAGCACTCTGCGGAGTTGCTCAAGTATGTGTCTGGAATCTGCGGAATGATGAAGCGTAAAGGATTTATTTTAACTCATTGCCCAATACATGAGAGTCAATTAGAAGGCTTTTATATTAATATTCATGGCCACGTACACGAAAAAACTTTAGATGATGAGAGATATGTAAATTTATCATGTGAAGTTATAAGCTACACTCCGGTGTTGCTGTCTAATTACGTTAACAAAAATGGCGAAACAAAACCTAGAAAAAATGAGTAAGATGAAAGAAGGAGTATTAGCTACTCCAGAATTATTGCTGCTATACGGATTTAGAGAGCGTAAAGGACTAGTAATGGATACTTACAGCATAAGTATAAGCAGAAATAAATTAGAATACAAAGAAGTTAGCGTAACATTAAGTCCAGGTAATCAATACATAATGGTAATACGAGGTAATTCTAAATCACCAAGACATAAAGACGACGTAATCACATTGTACAATGGAGATTATGACGGAAAGCTTGAAATGTTTAGGTTAGACAACTTAATTTATGGCTTAACAGGGAAATGGTTAGAAGTCATTGACTCAATAAAAAAGTGTTAACAATAAGAAATAGATACCGGTAACAGGTAATCAATCTTCCTCTATATACAGAGGATGGGCAGCAAGCTTTAGACACTTGCCTTTACTATCGAAAGATAGTATCGTATCACCGGGAGCGGTGAATTGTGCGGGGGATCGTAAGGATCCTAATTAAAATAAACTAAAACTAGTAATTATGGCGTGGTTCAACAAAAAGAAAGAAGAAACGGTTGATAATGGAATCTTCAAAAAGTGTAATGACATTGGAAGAAGCGTTGTTGATTTAGCACAAGAAGTTGCCATTTCTGACGACAAAAGCTTGCAGATGATTCATTTGTCTGGACGTGAAGAAAATGACAAAGATGGAGCTGGGAATTGCTTCGTAGTCATTGGAAGTACTGAAGGATTGTGTGAGATGCTTTTTGCTGCTGGAATGAAAGAAGGCCAAATGGCTAGAATCTTAATGTCTGTAGGGGAAAAGTTAGCTAATGCTTCTGCTAAAAATGCTGCATTTAAAGTAGCTATCTTGGCTGATGATGAGCCTTGTGACTGTCCAGTTTGCAACCCTCAAACTCAAAAAGTAAGCAAAATGACTTCAAAAACAGAAGTGTTTAAAGGTCTTGACGCTGAGAAAATTGCAAACATGAGTGAAGCTGAAATGGACGAATTCGTAAAGAAAGCTATTGACTCAGCAAAACCAAACTAGACAAGTAATCCAAGACACGTCTTTAAAATTATCTCAGGATAACAAGAACATTGTTTTGGAATGGGCTACTGGAGCAGGCAAAACGTTTGCTTCAGTTAAGATAGTGGATGACATTATCAAGAAGAATAAAGACGCTAAAGGCTATTTGCTTTGTAAAGAGAGTACGCATAAAAAGAACTGGCTTGATGATATTAAGCTTCATAAGATGGAACATGTTTTGAAAAATATTGAGACAGTTCTTTATGCATCTTCAAAGAAGTTACAAGCTAAAGCGGATTTTATCATCCTTGATGAGTGTCATGCGCTTACTGACATGAGAGCTGCGCATATTCAACGTTTAATTGGGCCGGATACGAAACTAATCTTTCTATCTGCTACCATCCCGGACGACAAGAAAAAACTAATCTCTTTACTTTCTAAAAGAAAAGTAGAGTATTATAAGATCTCGTTAATAGATGCAATTAAGCTTGGGTTGTTGCCAAAACCTAAAGTTATAGTCCATAGTATTGAGTTACTTGATGATAATAATAGGATTTATGAATTCACTATGAATAAGGGTTTAAAGCCTAAGTCAGTTATGAAGACTGTAATCTATAGTGAAAGATGGAAGATGTTCAATCAGTATACGCATATTCGAATGAATGTGTTATGTAATCAAAAGGAGTACTACTCTTACTTGAGTGAACAAATGGCTTATCTTCATGAGAAAAAACTAACCGTCTCTTATATGGAAAGAATACAGTTAGCAAATAAGTTCATGAATATGGCTTCTGCAAGAAAGAAATTTATCGCATCTGTCAAGACAATCAAGGCTCAGGAGATACTTAAGGAATTTAATGGATTCAGACATGTGTGTTTCACCGGATCTATTGAGCAATCATTAGAACTTGGAGGAGGTAGTAGTGTCAATTCAAAGAATCATAAGAAAGTAAATCAAGAGCTTATTGACGGATTTAACACTAAGATGTATTCTATGCTGTTTGCTGTCAATATGTTGAGAGAAGGACTTAACCTTACTGAGATTGAAAAAGGTTTAATTATCCAATTGGACAGTACTGTTGGGTCTTATTTTCAGATGTTAGGTAGAATGCTGAGACATGAATTCCCTGAGGTCCACTTAATAAAATTGAATGGAACTCAAGATGAAAAGTATTTCGAGAGAGCAATGAGTGATTTTAGTGAAGACTTCATAGAAAACAGGTAAAATGACAAATATTACAATAGACTTTGAGCTTTTAAAGAAGTTCAAGATTAGTGTTAATGAGTATTTAATACTATACGATGTAGCCAATGACTTCACAATCTCTGGCGTATTCAATTATAGTGCTGCAGAATTAGTTTTGCTTGAGAAGAAAGCATTGATTAAGCTCACAGAAGAAGGAATTTTTCTAAGAGGCAAGTCAATTGAGATCTTTTCAGTGAAGGAAGACTACTTTGCACAATGGATTGAAATCTATCCGACTATGGTTAAGAAGCGTGACGGAGGAAGTAGAGCATTAAGCCCTTCATCTGCAGAAACTATTCTTGGACAAAGATTGAGAAAGAAATGGGAATTAGTGTTTAAAAAAGACATTGAGAAACAGCTCTTTGCAATTGAAGTTCTTAAAGCTGAAGTTGCTGATAAGAAAAAGTCAGGTGATTTGGAATACATGGTTGAAGCTGCAAGATGGTTAAATGAAGGGTTTCATGAGAAATTCGCACATTTAATCACTGAAAACAAAGAGATTAACGACAACTATTCAAGTGAAGATTGGTTGTAAAAGCGAGTGAAAATGACAGGAAAGAGAGAAGATGGGAAGGTATTCCAAAGAGTTCAAGAATTACGGCAAATTAAGGCTGACAAAGAAAGCGGAAGAATATTCTGCATCCCATTTGAAAGCTATCCTAAATTAGCCGCTTCAGTTCCAGGCATAGTGCCAGGAATGATAACAATGATTACTGCAGGCTCCGGAGTTGGTAAGACTCAAGTAACAAAGGCTTTAGCCGTCAGAGAGCCTTTAGAATACGCAAGAAGAAACAATATCAATATAAAGATATTCTACTTTGCACTTGAGGAAAGTAAGCAAGAGTTCATAGATACAATGATTTGTAATTATGTCTCAAGCAAGGGAATCAAGTTAGACCTTCTTACTTTGCAAGGTTTTAGAGTAAATGCTTTAGATGAAGCTTCAATGAAATTAATTGAAGTCCACATGGATGATATTGAAGAGTTGTTAGAATCAGTTGAGATTGTAGACTCAGTGTATAACGCGACAGGAATCTATAAATACTGTAGAGATTATGCTGACAAGAATGGTAGACATGTTTATGAAGAGCGTGAGTTTATTAAAACAAAGCATGATGGATCTACAGAAACTGAAACGGTTAAAGTATATTCGCATTATGAGCCCAATGATCCACACTCGATCACAATTGCTGTAGTTGACCATTTAAGCTTACTTGTTCCTGAAAAGGATAAAGTTACTGGCAACATGATGACTCAACATCAGACGATGGCGAAGTGGAGTACTGATTATGCTTTAAAGCAATTGACTAAGCACTGGAACTGGGCTGTAGTTAATGTGATTCAGCAAGAGCAGTCAGGAGAAAAAGAACAATTTACTAACAAAGGCGATAGTATCGTTAAAAAAACAGAACCTGCATTAAGCAACTTTGCTAATAATAAGGAGATCCAGCGTGATGCTAAGATTGTATTAGGAGTATATTCTCCTGATAGATATGGCTTTGAAGACTATCATGATTATGACATCAAGAGGTTCAGAGATTCATTTAGAGCGATTAAGATTCTTAAAAATAGATTTGGCCCTCCTAATAAGTATGTTCACATGCTGTTTGACGGAGCAAGTAATAGATTTGAAGAATTGCCATTGCCAAATGAATCACAGAAATTGATTAAGTTTTATGAAGCTGCAGATAAGCTATTAGGCAGAACAGGGACTCCAATTAAGAAACTAGGAGTTAGTACAGGATTCGGAAGTTAATTATGGAAAGTGACGTTTCAAAGTTAAAATTAAAATCTAGGTCAGAATTTATTGAATTCAAAGACTTTAAGACTTCACTAGAAGGAAGCTCTAAGAAGATTAAATTGAGTACAATAGAAGAATACTACATCTGCTCTAAAGGCAGGTTGACTATATTTCATTCAGGACGTAAGTCCATGTTTGAATACAAAGATCCAGTAATGACGGAGAAACTACTAGACAAAATTGACTCCCTTTTTAATATAAAATTAGTATGAAGTTATATTGTTTCTCAATAATGGATGGGTTTCATCGACCACCAATCATGTATCTAGTAAGTAGGAAATACTTAACAGATGCAGAAAAAAAAAGAGTAAAAACGTTTAAAAAACAAGTAAAAAATAAGAAGCATGAGTGAAAAATCACACGTAGGCATGGGTTATAATGTATGTCCAATTACAGGAGAGAAGCATTCTGAGTTAGTAATCCTCGATAAAAAAATGCAAGATACTCTTGAGAAGGACAATTTCTTAGGGTTAGCTTATGGCCCGGAAGCAGTAGAGAAACTAGCCAATGGTTATGTAGCACTTATTGAGGTGAACAACCAAAATGATGGTACTGACAAGATCAGCTTATCAGAAGCTAATAGAACTGGAACTTACTGCTTTGTAAAAAGAGAACTTGTAAGAGACATGTTTGGAATTGAAGAAGATAAAGTTGAAGACCTCCAGTTTGTTTCTTCTGAAATCATTCAATTCTTGACAGACTTGAAAGATAAAACTCCTCAAACAGAAGCAATTGAAGAGCCAGCGGTTTAATATAGATAAAATTAAGTGGTCATTAGTTCACTTTAAATCTGTAGAATGCATGGTAGAAGTGCTAATGTTTGGTGCTAAAAAATACGCCCCGGATAACTGGAAGATTGGTTTAGACCTGAAAGAGATTACAGATAGTATGCAACGACACTTAGCGTCATTAATTGACGGAGAAGTCAGAGATCCTGAGTCAGGACTCTATCATATCGGACACATAATGTGTAACTGCATGTTCTGGATGTATCATTACACTAAAAACAAGACTGATGTTCAAGAAAAGACTTGAGAAAGATTTAGGATTCGTCAATGTAGGAAAAGAAATAATAGCTGTTCCCGGAATAGTGTTCTTGTGTATTAGAGATGTAGTAATGAAAGGTAGTGCTGGTGAAGTAGTTTACACTAAAGGCAAAATATATAGATCTGAATCAAGAGGAAGTCTTACTGACAATGAAGGATCGACTAATCACGGAGCGTCAAATGATTTTTTAGCAGAGTATTTCAAAGTAAAAATGTATAATAAATAAAACAAAAAAATGAAGAGAATCTTTAAATTTCTGTTTGGCACTAACCCAAACAGATTGCACGTTAAGTCCATAAAGGCTTTAAGCGCATTCAATGAAACATTAGAAACATTGAAGAATATCAACGAATCAGCAACAAGAGAAGTATCTAAAAAGGCTACTGAAATTGCTGGTATTGAATCGGATATTGCTTTGTTAGCTTCTATTAAAACTAACAACCAGAAGATCATTGCTAATATCGAGAAGATATTGAACTAATGGTTGCTGAGTTAATTTCCAAGAGTGTTGGCGTAAATAGTTATGTCAACCTCGATGGAGCTCAGATTATTGCAGCTGTAGCCAGACATGGAACTATTAAAGATGACAATGGTAAATTAATTGCTTTCTTAATGAAGCATAAGCATTGGAGTCCTCTTCAGCACATTTTCTTTGGATTTAAAGTAACTACTAGCCGAGCAATATCTGCACAGATATTCAGACACAGATCTCTCAACTTTCAAGAGACTTCTCAGAGATACGAAGAAATTCCTTCTCATGAGAAAATTGAACTAAGAATGGAACACCCGACTAATCGTCAGAGTAGTACAGATGTTTTTGATCCGCCAATTTACGAAGGGGCAATAACAAACGCCTCCATTGGTATAGAGAAATATTTAAGAGAAGGTCAAAGACTTTATAAAGAGTTAATTGATGCTGGAGTTGCTAAAGAATGCGCTCGAATGATTCTACCTATGTCTAGTACAACTACTATTCATATCAGCGGAACATTAAGAGACTTGTTAGGATTCTTGAACGTGAGAGCAGACAAACACACGCAGAAAGAATGTCGTGATATTGCATTAGCAATAGGCGCGGCGATTGAATTAGAATTGCCTCAAATGTTTAGAGACATTGAATGGCAAGAAGGAATGTTTATGTAATCTTTAAATAAATAAAAATGAGTGATCTTTTAACAAAAAAGAAAAAAGTCGTAGTAGAGCAAGTGCCGGTGTTTGACCATTCAAACAAAGACATAGGAATTGCAATTGGAGTTCCCGGATTGATCCAAGGAATATCTGACAAAATAAATCAGTTGATTACAAATCAAACTGTAACTTCTCCGTCAAAAGCAGTTGAGTATTTCTACAATAATTTCAGTTTAATTGAATTAGCTTTTATGGCTATGCATTCTCTTGGTCATGCTAAAGATGAACCAAAAGAAGATGACGGAGCCGTTGAATTTGAAGAAGTAGGTTAATTAAAAAAAATTGAATTATGATATTACCAAAAAAGAAAAGGCCTGCTATTAGAATTGACCCTAAAAGATTATTATTGTTTGGACCTCCTAAGATAGGAAAGACAACAATTGTATCTGCATTGGAAGATTCGTTAATAGTGGATATGGAAGAAGGATCAGACTATGTGGAAGCAGCAGTCGCAAAGGTAAGAAGTCTAGCAGAATTTGGAGAGCTTATTAAAGCCTTGAAAGAGGATAAAGAAGCAAACAATGGAAGAAAGCCTTACAAGTATATCACTCTTGATACATTGTCGGCACTAGAGGATTTAGCATGTCAATTGGCTGTTAAAGACTACAAAAAGTCTCCTATGGGAGCAAATTACACCGGAACAGACGTAAGAACATTGCCTAATGGAGCAGGATACGCTTGGACTAGACCAGCATTTGAGAGAATGTTGAAATCTTTTGAGCCATTCTGCGAGACATTAATAATGATTGGACATATCAAAGAGAAAGACTTCACTAAGAATGGAGAGACACTTACTGAGAAGTCTATTAATCTTACCGGTAAAACTAAAGATAGTATTTGTGCATGGGCAGATAGCATTGGACTTGTTTACAGAGATGAAAACAAAACAATGATTGATTTCATGCCATCAGAAAGTCTATTGGTTGGAAGCAGACAAGTTCACTTACGAGGAGCAAAAGTTTGTATCGCTACTAGCGATGAAAAAAATGACATCACCATTGACTGGACAACAGTATTTGTTGAAGGCCCAAGAACAGATGTGCAAGAGTAAAAAATAAAGTAATAAAAAAATTAAAATAAAGAATTATGATAAACATAGTATTCGGAACGATTAAAAAAGCAGGTAGAGACTTTACGTCAAATGAGAAATACGCTGGACAAGCTGTAATTACAGTAGAAGGTGTTAAAGGAGAAGGTAAATCAAGAAGAGTATTATTCAATGCTACAGCGATGAGTCTATTGAAGATTCCTGCAGGAGCGCAACAAAATGTAATCTTCGGATTCGTTGAAGCTGATGACTTAGTTAATAGAAGATTGCTTATTGCAAATGCTGATTTACTTCCGGGTAAAGAAGAAACTGTAGTTTACAATGTTTCTAAGAATAAAGTAGCTTATGAAGATACTAAAGAAAAAGGTAAAGCTATCGCTAGCTCTGCATTACACAAAGAAATCAACACTTTCTTAGAAGTTAACGAGAATATCTCTCACGAGTATTCGTTAGTTTTCTTTGGAGAGAATGCTGGATTAGATCTTTATGAATTAGTAAAACTTAATCTTGAAGAAGATGGTAAAACTATTAATGACTTAGCTGTTAATCCATTGTCTTACACTGGATACAACCAAGCTGATTTACAAGATGCTTCTGCAGACAATGCTGGAATCAGTAAAGCTGACTTAAACGAAGCTATTGAAGAAAAAGTATTAGTTGTTGAAGAAGTTACTGTTGAAGAAACAGTAGAAGCTACAGAAGAAACTAACGACTGGGAAACTGCAGCTGAGTAATTAGTAACAAGTAAAAAAACAATTAAGTAAAATTAAAACAAAAAGAGTATGTCATCATTTGGAAAGAGTATTGAAGTAAAAGAAGGTGGAGCAAGGGTGTATTTCACAGGTATAAATAACTTTGATGTTATTGCGGTTAACCCAACTAAAGACGAGTTGGGTAAAATCTACGGAAGAGATGTAGATTACGATCCAGAATACGTAGGCACAACAAATGTATCTGACGCAGGAGGAGAAAGAGAAGTTAGCCAAGTAAGAATAGATTTCTACTTGAGAAATGAGTTAGACAAAGTGAATGTGAAAGCATCATTTTACATCGCTGACACATATCACAAGTCTGCTACTGGGAAGTTGAAAGTAATCAATGACTTTGGTAACACAACTTGGTTAACTGAGACTGACATCAAAGCTGGAACTGCTCCAGATAACATGTCATGGTACAACTTGAGCGGAGTAAAAGTTGCTAAAAGAGGTGAAGAAGAAATCATTGACTTCTTGAAGAATCTATTGAACCTTCCAATTGACTTGAGCAAACTTTCAGATTTATCTGAAGCTCACGCTAAGTTTCCAAAAGAAGTTTTAGCTTCAATGTTCAAAGGAGATGTTTCTTTATTGAAACAAATAGTTGACTCTACAAACAACAAAATTGGAATGTTGTTAGGAGTGAAAACTAATGCTGAAGGTAAAATCATGCAAGCTGTTTACACAAAAAAAACTTTAAGACAATACGTACTACACAGCAAAGAAGCTGACAAGTTCAAGTATTTAGAGAAAAACTTGAGTGATGCTAAAGCTAACGGAGCATTCGGAAACGTAGACTTCGGTAGAGCTGATTTAACATTCAGAGAATTTGTAATTACTCCTACTGAAATCAATGCAGATAATCTGCCAGCTGAAGAGGATGCATTTCCTGCTTCTGAGCCAGAAGAAGAAGATTGGTTGAACTAGTATTAACGGGGGAGAAATCCCCCTTAATTTAAAATGTAATGTTTAAAAAAAGAGAAGAAAATAAAAAATACTCTGAAGAGAATGCATTATTGATACAATTTTTAGATTTACAGACTGATGAATTTATAACTAAGTTCATACAAGAAAAGTATAAAGCGGGTCAACACGTAAGTGTAGCCTCTACCGGAACTGCTGGAGGATTAAGAGTCAAAATAGTAGACAATAGAGTAGATATTTCTAGAACCACAGGATACACTAAGATTTATATCGGAGTTGCTAAAGTGTGGGACAATGAAATAACAAAGCTTGGTAACTTTCAAGGAAAATCTAGACTAGCTAAAATTGTACCATGACAGGATTTAAAAACAGAGAATTTAAAAATCTCCCAACAGAAAATGACATATTAGGACTTATAACTGATATTGATATATTTTCATTTTACTTAGGCGCAATACCTAAGAAGTTAATTTGCAGTCCTTTAAGGAATGATAAAGTTCCTTCTTTTGGATTATTTCGCAGTGATAAGTACAATAAGACATTATACAAGGATTTCGCGAATGGTGAATCTGGAAATTGCTTTGTGTTCGTAAAAAAACTATTCAATTTACCAAAGATTACTGATGCTTACACAAGAATAGCATCTGACTTTTTGATGACTCAATTTGAAACTCAAACTCCTATTCCTTTTACAGGTTTAAAAAGCTACGTGGCTAAAAACAACAAAGGAACATTGAATAAAGAGAAGATTGAAATCAAAGTTAAAGTCAGAAAATGGGATGACGGAGATAGAGAATATTGGTTTTTAAAGTATGGAATTAATATTTCAATGCTTAAACATTGTCAAGTATATCCTATCTCTCATTACTTCCTTAATTCTTATTGTGTAAAAGTAACTGGACTTGCTTATGCATTCGTAGAAAATAAAGATGGCGAACAAACTTATAAGATTTATCAGCCGTTTGGAGAGAATAAATGGATTAATAATAACAATTATTCTGTTTGGGAACTATGGACTCAAATGCCGGCAACAGGTAAAACTTTAGTAATCACATCTAGTAGAAAAGATGCCATGGTAATTAAGAGTTTATTCCTGCCTTCTGAAGTAACTTCATGTTCACTTCAAGGAGAAAACTTTAAACCCAAAATGCAAGGTTTGACAGAACATTAATTTTATACGACAATGACAAAACAAAGAAAGAGAATTGGGGTAAAATTGCAGCAGCTAAAATTTGTAGAGAGTATGCTGAACTGGGTCTTAAGCAAATTGAAATTCCAGACATCTACGAAGAAAAAGACATTTCAGACTACCGGGAAGTTCACGGTAAAGAAGAATCCTTTAAACTATTAACACACTTAATTCATGCTAGTTAAGAGAAAAAAGAAGGAACTCTTAGATAAACTTGAAGGATTAAAATTCACGCATCACAGTACAAATCTTGTTTACGAGATTTCTAAAGAACCAAAAGAAACGTTGTTTACTGTATCTTTGGGTAAAAACAATATTACTGGTTACTCTGTGTCTATAAAATATTCAAGAGAAAACATAGTTAGAAATATACAAAGAAAAACATGGATAGTAGTTTCTTAAAGAAGAGAGAAGAAAAGCCTAAAGTAAAAGTACAAGTAAAACCAATTACTATGTGTAAGATGTTCTTTAGAGAAGGATACACATTGAATAATTCTAATTTACTAGGAACACCTAAACCTGACTTTATATTAGGAGACAATGTAGTTTTTATAGAGGAAAAGAATTTTGTTCACGCTAGATTCACTAATATTGCAAATGGCATTGGCAATACATGGACTGTTTACAAAAGTGGCGAATACGCCAAAGTAATAAAAAATAATTAAAAATAAAACAAAAAAAAAAAGATGAACACAAGAGTAATCAACACGAATTTATTGAAAAAAGAGGAAGTATTTAGAATCTTAGCATTAGCTGAAGCAACTGGCTTAGCAATGTTACTGATTGGACCTCCAGGAGTTGCAAAGACTGCGTCTGTAATTGACTATGCTAAAGCTGCCGGGAATGGAACTCTAGCGAATGATGAGTTGTTTATCTTAGAGACAGATGAAGGAACAAAATCAACCGCAGTAAAAGGGAATATTGATTTAGAGGAGCTTACTCTTAATCAGAAATACAAAGTGATTTCTCCAATCACTAAAGCAAAATTTGTTGTGATTAATGAGGTAGATAAAGCTTCGGCATCTCTTCGTAACTCCTTGTTAGGTGTAATGAATGAGAAGGTATTGTTTAATGGTAAAGATGCTGTTCCATGTGATTGGAATGTATTCGTTGCAACTTGCAATAAGATTCCGGAAGATGAAATAGGTTCTCCATTCTGGGATAGATTTATGATCACTTTTGAAGTTGAAAGAGTACGTCAAAGTGACATCATGGATTACTATGCTAAAGGAGCAAAAGCTTTCAAGAAAGCTAATTCTATCAACCTACCTGACGCGGCTGATATTGCTGCTATTACACTTACTCCTGCTAAACTAGGAAAAGTTGTTGATTTAGCTTACGCTAAGTTGTCAGATAGAACTCTATCTTACTTGCCAACATTAGTTAAGAATATTATGGTAGTTTACCAAGTTGCTGAGAATGGAGCTTTAATTAAAGCTGTAGAGTTATTGATTGGTAAGGCAGAAGCTAACGTATTAGCTAAATCTTTAGTTCCACAAGAATTAAGATTAATCTATGACAAAATAGATTTACTTGCTGCAGCATCTGACTACAATGAGTATTCTCGTATCACAGATGAGATCAATTTGATGACAGTGGACTTGATTAACAAAAACAAGTTAGCTGACGTAGATAAAGCTGATATTCAAACTAGATATGAGCAAGCTCAAGATAAACTTGAATTCTTAATTGAAGACAATAATATTTCTGAGGAAGACGAATTTTAATCATAAAAAAACAATAAATGGACTTCTTTAAAAAAGTTAATAAACAGACGGGATCTAGAGTCCCGTCTAAAAAATTCTATGATCCTTATGAGGAATCAGACGGATTCTTAAAAAAGTTTCGTAAGGAAGTGATCCTTCCGGGAGTAACTAATTACGAAGAAGCTAGATTAGCTAAGATTCATAAGTACATTGAAGAAAAGACTGGGAAGCCATCTACTCTTCCTCAACACATGCTTAATGATGTGTACAGTATGTATGTCAACAGAGACATCAAAAAAAAACCTATCACTAAGTATAACGCTATCAAGCAGAAAGTTATTGATTCCTCTTACAACTCTCTTACAAAGATGATTGCTAAAGATTCTGTATTGTTTTCTCAGATTATAACTAGAGAGTTATCTCTTTATATGCAAGAAGTTCAAGACTTAATTGAAGAA